GTGCTCGGCCCCGCGGCCTGGAGCAGAGCTGCGGCGGCCGAGAGGCCCGCCTGCTGCTGAATCGCGGCACGCTGCTCAGGCGTGAGCAGATCGTCCAGCGCAGACAGGCCACCGCCGAAAGTGCCGCCAAGTAGGCCGCCGAAGTCGAATGACGTTGCCATGTTTTCCCCTTACAGCAGGCCAAGCAAACCGCCCAGCACGGCGCCGGTGCCAGCACCCAAACCTGGCACCATCTGTCCCAATTGAGCGCCAGCCAATCCACCGCCTAGTGCGCCGGCGGCACGGTTTTGGTATAGCGGCGTCTGCTGAGTCATACCCAGATTCGGCAGGTTCAGGCTCAGGCCGGCCTGAGAGATGCCCAGGCGCTCGAGGCCCAAGCCGCGCATCGCGTCCAGCTGCTGCTGCGTAAACGCTTGGCGAGCACCGCCCAGACCCATAACGTCCATCGCACCCTGGCGGCCAATGTTGCGCGCCTGCTGCGCAAGATTCGCCGCTTGGCCGTAGCCCTGCATACGCAGGTTAGCGGCGGTTGATGCCGCCTGGCGCAGCGCGGCCTGGTTGGTTAGCGCCTGCTGCACGCCCTGGCGGGAGCCGCCAAAGGCGCGAGCGGCCGTGGCGCGCTGCGCCTCGGCAATCTGGCCCATGCGGCGCTGGTCCTCAATGTCTTGCAGAGTGTTCTGGACGACCTGCTGCTCATAAGGATTCTGGAAAGCGCTGATCTCTTCGCCCGTGAACGGAGTCAGCCCGAGGTTGGTGAGCTGCTGCTCGCCGGCCTGATACAGCGGATTGAACCCAGCGAATTCGCGGGCGGGAAGTGCTGCCGCGACGTTGCGGGCCTGCTGCAAGTTTTGCAGGTATGCCTGCTTAATTTGCGGATCAATTTCCGTCGTTACGGTTTGGGTGCCGCCGCTGCTTCTAGACATATTGAACGCTCCTATCCTTTTTCATTTTGCCGATGACGCGGCAAAGCTGCAAACCACGTTTGAGCAGGAACCTGCCCAACCAATTACTCTTGACGTTAAGGCCCATCTGCTGGGCCATAGCAACCGACCAGGGCGTGGCGATGCAGTACGCAATAGCCACAACGAACTTGCCGAATAGGTCATCTCGGCTCATCCAGCGCACCACAGTCTGCGCCCAGCAGGCGTAGCCGTGATAAGTCTCGGGGCTGTCCTGAACCAGCTTCGCGCCGAAAGCCTGATCGGCGGCATAGATCTCGTGAGGCATCTTGCCTAGCTCGTGCAGCTTAGTGCAGATGATTTTTCCACCACCGCCGCCACCCGATCCGCTATCTCCAGATGCCGCAACTGCGGCGCCTAGACCGTCGGTGCTGCTTGCCGCGTTAGCGCCTACGCCGCTCCCAACACCTGCGCTATCTGCGGATGCTGCAACTGCATCGCCTAGACCGCTATCACTAACGCCAATTCCACTATCTCCAGATGCTGCAACTGCCGCCATGCCATCCGGTGAACTTGCTACGGAAACGCCAATTGCCGCCGCCTCTGAGAGACTGAAACCGCCAAGTGACGCATTAGCTGCCGCCTGTGCTGCTGCGCCCTGCGCTGCATCAGACATCCCCATAGAAGCGGCAGCAGCAGCGGCAGCGGCGCCAGCAGCGGCGGCTGCACCGCCGGTGCCAGTCGGTCCAGCAGTTGCCGCCGTGCCATCCAGAGCATTTATGCCCATCGTGTCGGCTATTGCAGCAGTCTGCGCTGCTGCCGCATTTTCTGCCGCTTTATTTATCGCGTATGCAAATGGGCTCAAAGGAAGACCAGTAAGCGCTGATGCAATAGCTGCTAGACCAGGGTTTATTGTGTTCGCGGTAACAACGCCTGTAGGCGACAAAGAAAATCCACCGATGCCGGTGCTAACATTCCCCGTCGAAGAGGTCGTCCCGCCACCCAGGCCAAGAGACCCCAATAGGCCGCCAAAAGAAAACGATGAAGACGACGGGCTTGACTCAACATTTGAATCAAATCCACCGCCACCGCCGCCACTATCGCCCAGCATACCCAGCAGGCCAGAAAAGTTGTCGTTTCTGGGAGCGGTCCTCGCATAGAGGCCGGGGTCATAGCCACCACCAGCCATGACGGGCGAGCTGTAATACGGCACTTCTGTCTCAAACTGCCGCATCAACTGCGAATAAATGTCGTCGTTGCCCGTGTAGTACGGTAGTCGTGTTGCCACGTTATAGCTCCTTGCTTACTATGAACCACTTGGGCTCATAGCCTTCATCTCTCATAAAGGTCCGTTCCCAGCCCCTGCGGCCCGAGAAAGTTGACCTGCTGCAACCGTTACGCTTGGCCCAAGTTTCGACGTAAGGTCGCATAACCTTGAGTTCATCGAGGTCGCCGCCGGCCAGAAAGCAATGAAGCTCTTTCAGTCGCGGATAGACAATGATCTCGGTAATTGCTGCTGAATTCGGCGCCGGCCAGAACTGGAATCGGCCCTCGCGCACCCCTTCAGCAATGTCATCAATTCCGTGTGTCCCTCCAGAGTATTCTAACGCCGCCTCCAGGTATTTTGCGCATCTTTGGAATTCCTGCTCGTCCATTAACGGCCACCCGCCGCAATCGCCTCCATCCGAGGCACACCCACGCGCCAGTCGTCCAAGACCGCTCCGGTGTAGCGGACCTTCACCTGGCGCCCGGAGAAACGCACATCCGTTGGCTGCGAGGCGGTATACGGGCCATAAGTGGTTTCCGTTGCCATTGGATACAGACGAACCTTAAAGGACACCTGCACCTCGCCCAGCGTTTGCTCGTCAGGGATCAGCTGGCGCACCGACATCGTCTGATCGCCGTTACCCAGCTCCACCGGGCCGGACTCGGCAAACGGAACCGCCGAGTCGTAGGCATAGCCCACCTCGTGCTCGTAGATGTAACCATCAGCGGAAACCATCAGCGGATTAGTAAACACGCCGCGGTCAGTGCCAGCGGTACGCGCCAGGTCACCAATAGACCAATGGTTTTCACGATAGTTATACGTTACATAGGAATCATTCTCGTTGGCCTGAGAGGACGGATAGAACCACCAGATCTCGCCGTATTTGCTATTGTTGACCGCGTAGATCTTGCTGGCCTGCGTCATGTTGATGTCCTGAAAAACAAAATCAGAGACGTCGCAGGGCAGCGGCTTGACGTATCCGTCATACATCCAGAACCCGGAGCGCGACATCCAGATCGCGGCCGTCTCAATGGCCGCCACGGATTGCGAGGAAATCACGCCGCAGGCCGATCCCACCTTCTCAAACGAATAGACATAGGGCAGGCCAATATAGGTGGCGGTGTGTACGTCAACATCAGTAAAGAGGATGTTTACACCTCGAACGCGCTTACCGCACTTGAGGTCGCCCACAGTCGTTAGCTCAAAATCGCCAGCCTGGTTGTCAGCGGCCGGCGTCCAGACGGTATTGTCTTCCTGATCGCACCACTGGACCTTACGGGTATTGCCACCCGCGCCCAGAGCGAACACGAACCGCTCCGAGGTAGTCATTACAGCCTCGTTGCCCGTCGGCGCGTTCGTGATCGCAGCGGCCAGCGTGGGCGTGGAAAAGCCTAGCTGCCACTCGTAGAGCTTGCCGTCGCTGTTAGAGCACCCGACCAGATACTCGCCCCAGGTGTCCAAGCTCCACGTTGTGGCGGCCGTTGCAGATCCCGTATCTGGACGCGCAACTCCATAAGCGTATGACCCATAAGGTCCGTATCCATAACCGATTTTTGAGACACCATCGGCGGAGCCAGAGGTAAACCCTGAAGGCGTGATGTCTTTCAAGGTGCCAGCCTCGTTCATCACGTACAGCTTGGAGTGCGTGCCGGCAGCGATCCAGCGGTTTCCGCTGTTGTCGCGCCAGTTCAAAAAACCGCGGCACAGACCTGTCAGCTGCGAATTGCTGCGCTTGCGCCACCCGCCGACCGGGCGCATGGTGCCCTCAAACCAGCGAACAAGGGATGCGTCGTAATACCTGCCGGCCGACTGGTACTCGGTGCCGTTACGGTAGACGCCCGGAGGAATCTGCAACTTGATGTAGGGCATAGTCAGGCCGATTGGTTAGACATGAAAGAAACCGTCAGAATGATAGACGGAGTTGCAGGAATTGCGGGGGTGCTACCGCTGGCCGTTACGGCCACAAAGTGCTCAAGCGACACGCCAGAGTCAGAAACGTGCCACATCATCTCAAAATAATCGTTTTCTTCAAGGTCAAGAACAAAGTTCATTGCGGCAATCAAGCGGCTTGCTGTTCCTGTTGATTTACGCGCCTTGATGCCAAACTGGCTATTGGAATTGCTTATATCAGTTCCATTTTTGCGAAACCAGATATCAATTTCTTGAGTGTCATTCGTTGTATTGATGAACTGCGCGCTAAATTGAGCGTTGTAAAAGCCGGACTGAGAAACGACAATTTTCGATGGCAGGTCGCCCGTCATGGCCGTAGATGAAACAGTTTGCGAAACAGAAACTGTGTAGGTTCCAGTACCGCCGGCGGTGCCCGTAAGCTGCGCAACGATGCGCGTTCCTGCAGTTACGCTGGTGCCGGTGATTTGCATTGACGGGTAAATCGTGCCCGCCGAAATTGCAGAAACAGTTAGCGTCGTCGTGGCAATTGATCCGGTAAATGCGGCAGTTCGTGAAACAACTGAAATGCCGTTGCTGAAATCCGTCGTGTTTAATCTGAAGTAATACGCGACAGCAGTAGAGCCGTCCGTCTGGTCGGTGGAGTCCTGAAACGCGCCGTAAGGCGTATTCAGATACTTCCCACCACGAGGACCAAACAATGCCCCGATATTGCTCACCAGCTTAATGCAAAACGTGCGCAGGACACTATTTGTCTGGTCTACAAACCCGCGGTCATACGCCTGCGGCCCCGACCCAATATCGGGCGGCGCAGGCACCTGGATCTGCTGATTGAGGTTTGTAGCCATGTCGTTTTATGCGAGCATCTTGCCGGCCGCGTCTTCAACTTCCGCAACGCGCCGGCCCCAGCCCTTGCCAAAAGTATCCCACGTCGGCAGACTTTGAAGAAACTGCAAACGTGTTTGCTGGTATTTTTCCACAATGTCAGCCGCAGGCATAGCGGCAACCTTGCCCAGCGTGCCGTTGCCAATGGCACCATCTGGCACGGCACCCACCACTGCCTGAAGCCACTTGGCGGCACGGCCTGGGCCTGAGTTAATGGCAGCGTCAAACACGATGTAATCGACGCCCGTGGGCAGGTCGTCGCCTTTGATCTTGTCCCAATACTTAGCCTTGTACATGGGGCCGACCAGCTCAGGGGTCAGCCCGCGCATGGTCTTTTCGTCCACCTCATGGCCGACCCACTCTTCCCAAACCTTTTTGGTCACCCCGAGATTAGTCATGCCTCCTGGATCGCGGGGATGATTTACGAAACCACCCTCCGACTTAAGAGCGTGTTCTAGTGCAGCGTCAAAGTTCTCTTTCATTTCTTCCCCAGCATTTCAGTTTTGGCTTGCGAGCCAGCAGACGATCCGAAGTAGTAGGCGATGATGCCCGTCCAGGCGGTGGACAAGCTGCCTAGCATCATCAAGATCGTCGGGTTGTTGCCGTCCACCTTGCCAAACATCATCATGGCAAGAATGCCAAAAAAGCCAACAGTAATGATTGCAGCGAGCGCAGGCGGCACGATAGACCGGGTCGTAGCCTGCATCTCCCGGGCGCTCTTGCGATCCTCTACCGCAAGTTTCTCAAAGTTTAGCCCCAGCTCCTGCGCCTGCTTCTGGAGTTCGATTTCGGCTAGCTTGACCTGCGCGATCTGCTCGGCGGTCAATTTGTTGTCTTTGATCAGGTCTCCGACCTTGGCCTCATCGACCCCGATAGCCTTAGAGATGGCAGAGACCGCCATCCCGGCCAGCGGGCCTCCAAGCGCGGACGCCACGGTGGGCGCAATCTGTTTAAGCCAATCCATTACTGTTTACTCCTTGAAAGCATAGTTGCGGCAATCTGCAAAAGGACGCGGTACTGATCAACGTCCGGGGGTTCTTCCCTCCAGCCTACAGTAATCTGCCCGACCAGTTTGCCCGGTTCTGGCGGCACGCCAACGCGGCACCCGTAGGT